CAAAGACCATGATGACAAGCAGTCTGGTAAAGTTGCAGAAGCTTACTATGGTGGTGAGGAACAAAGAAAGAAGGATGAGAAGAAGAAAAAGATTGACGACTTCATGGATAAGGCAATGCCAAAGCGCACCTTTGATCAGATGGGCAGAGAAACTGACCGTCGCACTGGTAAATTAAAAGAAGGTGTATTATCTGGTGTTCTTTCTACCATTCGTTCAAAGAATGGCATGAAGGATATTGCTGTGAAGGGCAAGGATAAACTCCAAGATAAGAAAGACAAGAGTATGTCTGAAGGTTCCGATAATCCATTCCAAGTTCACTTTGATAAGGATGGTAAGGAATACACTAGTAAAGGTTCTAAGAAAGAGGCAGACAGAAGAGCTAAAAACAGAAAGGAAAACAATAAAAAGTATGATCCTTACAAATCCAGAGCTGGAGAGTCTGATTGATGTTTGAAGCGTATGATGCCAAGTTTGAAAAGAAAGTTGCTGACGAAGCTAGAAAGCATCGTGATCAAGATGCCAGGATGAAGTATGGTAAGAACTTCAAGGACTTTATGTCCAATGATGAGGATCGTTTGAAGCCTGGTGAGGTAAGAAGATACGACAAGAGAAAGAAAAAGTGGGTGTCAAATAAGAAGTAAGGCATATATAGTGAAGTTGTCACTATCACTATGCTTTCTTTTTTACTACCACTAGCATCTAAGGTAATCTCTGATGCAGTTGCAAAACTCCCTGACGATGAGGAACTGGGTGAGAAGTTGATCGATATCTGTTTGGTTATTCTTGGCAAAGCTGTCAAACTGACCAAGACTGACATGGATGATCAACTTCTTGAAGTTGTCTCCAAGGCTATCAAGGCCAGAGAGGAGTGATATTGGAACCCCTCAGGGGGTTCTTTTATTATAAATATCTATATCTAGAAATTTCATTAAGGCAAAGACATGGCACTTTGGGGAAATAACGATGCTGTTGGTTCGGGCGGAACGGTTGCTCTGAACTATTCTACCGGTGTCGTCACAGGTACTGGAACCACCTTTGGTGAAACTGGTGCAGCACAAGAAGGAGACGTAATCAGATTCGGTAAGCGTGGTGGCACGTATATGGGTGATGCCGTCATCATTAGTATCGCTTCTACTATCTCTTGCACAATCGGATCCACCATGGGTCTGAGTGGAGTGGCTATTGCAGGAACCACATTCACTGTATCTCAACTTCCTAAGTCTTCCATCTTGGATAAGACTTATTCGGAAACTAATAGTGACTTCGACTCACTGGTTTATGGTGTGGCTAACGCAGATGGTGTTACCTCACAATACGGAGTTACCCATGAGGGTTGGGTTGGTGTGACTACATACAATGACACAGATGGTAATCTGAGAGTCAAGAAAGAAACTCTCGTTGCTATGTCTGGTATCACAACTGCGAGTATCGCCTACCCTACCAACGCATGATGTAAATGAGATTCAATGAATTGAACGCAGATAACTTTCTGCTCTTCGCTATTAAACATTATGAGAATCCTCAAGCCGTCAGTGTTGATGACTTTGAGAAAGATCTCAATATCTTCAGATACATTAAGAGATTGTTGAGAAGATACAAGAATGGTGCGGGGTTGAAGGTACATCTCCTAATCAATCACTTCATCATTCTCTATAATATCTTTGGAGATGCAGCCACCCCAATGCTGTTCTTCAAACTAGATAAGGATCTTTGGCCATCACTTAAAGCCTTCATAATGTTCTTGGATAGGTTGCCCGATTACCCCAAAACACCTATCCATGACTTGGAAGTTGATGAATATTGTTTAGAAGAACTTAGGAGAATCTCTGATGGATGCAAAGAAGATTAACCGTATCATTGATTTAATCAGAGAAGAGATGATGAGCACTGGTAGTACACCAGGCAAACCAGGTTTCAGTGGTAAGGCTGATGCCAAAGGTCCAACTGCCGGTATGGATCCTGTTATGGGTAAGGTGAGAAAGAGATATATCTACCAAAAAGGCCTAAGAAAGAATTGGAAACCTAAAGATGGATGACCAAGTCAAGTTGGCGATCGTAGAACAGAAAGTAGATGATCTTAAACCAATCATCCACAAACTTGATGCAACCATTGAAAAATTATCTGAGGTAAATACAACAGTTAGCAGAATGCTTGCTGTCCATGAAGAGAGATTATCAAAGTCAGAAGAAATTGACAACGTATTATTTGCAAAGATTGACGAACTCCGTGATAAAATGGACTCAGATCATCACAGTGTGTTGTCAAGATTACAGGAATTAGAGAAGAAGGTGTGGGTAGGCATTGGATGTGTCCTTGCTCTGACAGTTGTACTTCAGAGTGGGTGGATTAACTTGAACCCCAACACACCACCAAGTAGAATAGAGAGTAGTTATTCCGAGTGATATGGATTTTATTGATGTCAAATACATCAATTTGATCTCCTCCAGACTTTCTAAGTTCAAACGGGTAAAACCAAAGCTTTATAACTTCAGGTGTCCTATCTGTGGAGACTCACAGAAAAATAAGAACAAAGCTAGGGGTTTTCTATACCAGGTAAAGAACAATACCAACTTCAAGTGCCACAACTGTGGTATCAGTATTTCACTTGCAAACTTTATCAAAGAACTTGACCCTACAACTTACAAACAATACACGTTTGAGAAGTTCAAAGAGGGACATAGTGGTAAGAACTTTGTAACAGAAACACCAGAAGATGTTTTTACTCGTATAAGTAGTAAACCAAAGTTCAAGAAGAAGGTTGTGATCGATCTACCATCAGCCTATGATGTTCCTGTATCCAAACATTATCTGGAGTCAAGAGCTATCTGGGAAGGTAAGTTCTACTACGCAGAGAACTTCCAAGAGTTTGTAAATACAGTCAAACCTGGGTCATTTGAGAATACAAAATATGGTGAACCACGTATTGTGATACCTCTTATCAGAGGTGAGAAATTAATAGGTCTTCAGGGCAGAGCTCTATCTTCCAATCCTGTTAAATACTTAACCATTATGTTGGATGAGGACGAACCTAAGATTTATGGTCTTGAAAAAATTGACACAGACAACCAAGTTTTCATCACCGAAGGCCCCTTTGACTCCACTTTTGTACGCAACTCAGTTGCTATGTGTGGGGCTGACTGTGATGTTGGTTCACTTGGTATTGGCGATCCCGTTTGGATTTTTGATAACGAACCTCGTAATCCACATATCACCAGAAGAATTGAAAGAACCATTGATGAGGGAGGAAAGGTCATTATCTGGCCCTCAAGTGTCAGAGAAAAAGACATAAATGATATGGTTCTCTCTGGACACAATGTTCAGGACATTATTGATAAGAATACCTACAAAGGTTTAGAAGCAAAGTTAAAATTTACTACCTGGAAAAAAGTATGAGCAACGGCACTAAGGTACAAAAGAGAGATGGAAGAATCGAAGCTCTTGATCTGGATAAGATGCACCTCATGGTGGATGAGGCTTGTGAAGGTTTGGCGAACGTATCTGCCAGTCAGGTAGAGATGACATCAGGTATCCAATTCTATGATGGCATCACCACTGCTGAGATCCAGGAAATTCTAATCAAGAGTGCTAGTGACCTGATTGATCTGGATCATCCTAACTATCAGTTCGTAGCAGCCAGACTCCTCTTATTCTCCCTCAGAAAGTCCCTGTACGGGGGTAGAAGAGAACTCCCTACACTCATTGACCATATCACCGAATTGGCATATAAAGACCATTACGACAAGGACATCTTCACCAAGTATTCCAAGGAGGAGATTGAGAAAGTAGAAAGCTTCATTGATCATGATCGTGATTTCCTGTTCACCTACGCTGGGTTGAGACAGGTTGTGGATAAATACCTAGTGCAAGACAGGAGCACATCAAAGGTATACGAGACTCCTCAGTTCATGTACATGATGATTGCGTTGACTATATTCCGAGAGTATCCAAAAGAAACCCGTCTGAATTACGTCAAGAGATACTACGATGCAATCTCCAAACACAAAATCAACATCCCGACACCAATCATGGCAGGTGTCAGAACTCCCCTACGCCAGTTTGCGTCTTGTGTTCTGGTTGATGTTGATGACACCCTGGATAGTATTTTTAGTTCTGATATGGCCATTGGCCGTTATGTCGCACAGAGGGCTGGTATCGGTATCAACGCTGGCAGGGTCCGTGGGATCAACAGTAAGATCAGGGGCGGAGAAGTACAGCACACTGGCGTTGTTCCTTTCCTTAAAAAGTTTGAATCAACTGTACGATGCTGCACACAAAATGGGATTAGAGGTGGATCCGCCACAGTGCACTTCCCCATCTGGCACCAAGAAATCAGAGACATCATCGTTCTCAAGAACAACAAAGGAACAGAAGACAACCGAGTAAGGAAACTCGATTACTCAATCCAACTATCAAAGATCTTCTATGAGAGATTCATCCAGAACGGAGACATTACACTCTTCTCACCTCACGATGTTCCAGGCCTCTATGATGCTTTTGGTACTGATCGATTTGACGATCTGTATGTGGGCTTTGAACAAGATGACACAGTTCCGAAGATTACTGTCAAGGCTCAGGAACTTATTCTAGATATTCTCAAGGAGAGAGCGGAGACCGGTCGTCTGTATCTGATGAACATCGACCACTGTAACAGCCACTCTTCTTTCAAAGACAAGGTAGAGATGTCTAACCTGTGTCAAGAGATTACCCTCCCTACCTATCCCCTTCAACATATTGATGACCAGGTTGGTGAGATTGCACTGTGTATTCTGTCAGCCATTAACATCGGTAAGATCAGGGACACAGAAGACCTAGAAGAACTCTGTGACCTGGCTGTAAGGGGTCTGGATGAGTTGATTGACTATCAGGACTATCCTATCATCGCTGCAGAGATTGCAACCAAGGCCAGAAGATCTCTGGGTATTGGGTATATCGGACTGGCACACTATCTCGCTAAACTTGGTTACGCCTATGACTCACAAGAGGCATGGGATGCAGTTCATGAACTCACGGAGTCCTTCCAGTATTACCTCCTGAAGTCCTCTAACGAGTTGGCCAAGGAGAAAGGTCATTGTGAATATTTTGGAAGAACCAAGTATTCATCCGGTACAATGCCAATTGATACATACAAGAAGGATGTGGACGAAATCACATCCATGGAGCTCAAGCATGATTGGAACGGTCTTAGAAACACTATCCTCGAATATGGACTCAGGAACTCAACTCTGTCCGCACAGATGCCATCGGAGAGCAGTTCCGTTGTGTCAAATGCAACGAACGGTATCGAGCCACCTAGAGGCTACCTGTCCATTAAGAAATCGAAGAAGGGGCCTCTTAAACAAATTGTTCCCCAGTACGGTACCCTAAAGAACAACTACACGTTACTTTGGGACATGAAAGACAACGGTGGATACATTAAAATAGTTGCAGTGATGCAGAAATTCTTTGATCAAGCCATCAGTGGTAACTGGAGTTACAATCCAGAGAACTATCCAGACAATGAAGTCCCTGTGTCACAAATGGCAAAAGACTTTTTGACTACATATAAGTATGGTTGGAAGACTTCTTACTATCAGAACACACACGACCTCAAATCTGATGAAGTAGAAGAAGAGCCCGTATCGAAGTTAGACGAACTATTACAAGAACTATCACAAGCCGAGGAGGGAGAGTGTGAATCCTGTGCAGTTTAAGGTTTCGCCAGTCAATGGGAAAGATGTAATGAATGAAGTGAAGGGTATGACGGTGTTCAACACCGAAGTACATGATGTCAAGAAACAGCCAATGTTCTTTGGTAAGCCTCTGGGAGTCCAGAGGTATGACAGTTACAAATATCCAGTATTTGAGAAACTGACTACACAACAACTGGGATACTTCTGGAGACCTGAAGAGGTGTCTCTCCAGAAGGATAGGGGTGACTATCAGTTACTTCGCCCTGAACAAAAACACATCTATACTTCTAACCTGAAGTATCAGATCATGTTGGATTCCATCCAAGGTCGTGGACCCGGTATGGCATTCATTCCGTATTGTTCCCTCCCTGAACTAGAGGCATGTATGGAAGTGTGGGGATTCATGGAGATGATTCACTCACGTTCATACACCTACATCATCAAGAACGTATATGCCAACCCCGCTGACGTTCTTGACAAAATCGTAACTGATGATAGGATTTTGGACAGAGCCAAGAGTGTTACTGAATCATACGATGACTTCATCAACACGGCTCAGGTGTGGGGTTCTGGTAACATGTGGAACGCAGACTTTAGAGATTCCCCATCATCCGCCTATGAGATCAAAGAGGTTAAGAGAAAACTTTACAGGGCTGTTGCAAACGTCAATATCCTGGAAGGCATTCGTTTCTATGTCTCTTTTGCTTGTTCTTTTGCTTTCGGTGAGCTCAAACTCATGGAAGGGTCGGCAAAGATCATTTCGCTTATCGCCCGTGACGAGAACCAACATCTCGCGATCACTCAGAATATTCTGAACAAGTGGAAGAATGGTGATGATCCTGTGATGAAACAGATCGCCAAGGAAGAAGAGGAATGGGTGTATACTATGTTTGACAGAGCTGTGAATGAGGAGAAAGCCTGGGCTCAGTACCTCTTCAAGGACGGTTCTATGATCGGTCTTAACGAGACACTTTTACAAAGTTATGTTGAGTGGATCGCCAATCGTCGTATTAAGGCGTTAGGATTGAAGCCAGTCTATGACATCTCAGCCAAGAACAATCCCCTTCCCTGGACCCAACACTGGATCAGTTCTAAGGGATTACAAGTGGCACCCCAAGAAACAGAGGTAGAATCCTATGTGGTCGGAGGAATCAAACAGGATGTTCAAAAAGACACTTTCGCAAACTTTGAATTGTGAGATTGACTTAAAGCATCCACATAACACACCCCTGTTGACTTTTAAGAGGTGGTCTGATAAACTCAGGCCACCTTTTCGTGATTTGGCTCATCGGACATTACTCAGATACATGGTTTGGTGGTATGAGAAACCCATTTCTCCTCATTGTCTTCCTCTCGAAGAACAGGTAGAGAACGTTAGAGACCACTATGGTTCTAATCCTGGTGAAGGAAAAGACCAAGGTGGATACAGGTGGGATGGAGAGGGGGATTGGCACCACTAAATATTTGGAGTTGATTTCATTATGTGTGTGACTACGAAAACCCGTGGTATTATCTGGAGAGACCTTTTAGTTCTGACGATGTTCTGGACTATTATGGTTTTGTTTATCTCATTACCAATCTCACCAACCAACGACGATACATTGGGAGAAAGGTTTTTTGGTTCCACAGAAAACCTCCAGGGAAGAAACGAAGAGTAAAGAAAGAGTCTGACTGGAAAAACTACTATGGTTCGTGTGATGAGTTGAAGGAGGATATAAAGATCCTTGGAACTCACATGTTCCGTAGAGAGATATTATCTCTTCACAAGACTAAAGGTAAGACAAACTTTGGTGAGACGGAGGCCTTGTTTAAGAACAATGTGCTCACTGAAGCCATGCCTGATGGCACACCTCTGTACTACAACTCCAACATAATGAACAGGTATTATCGTAAAGATTACTTTGAGACTTGAATGATATGGATAATACCCATACAATAATACAAACTTTGATTTGAACATGAAGAAACTATTAACACCTCTATTGGCAATGATGCTAGTAGGATGTCAACAAGCCTCCACAACAGAAATAAATGTTGATGTGACTGAGGATATGGATACAGCAACTTCTATTGAAGTTGTACCAGCACCAGAAACACAATCAAAAATTAAATGGACTTGTCCCTCTTGTAATGAGAACGAAAAGCACGTTCTAAGAGAACTACAAGTAACAGCAAAGATCATTGATAGAAATGCCCTTTCCACTATCATGGGCAATATCAAGTCTGAATCTAACTTCCATCCCAATATCTGTGAGGGTGGTGCTAGAGTCAATTACAACCAGTGTCATAGTGGTGGTTTTGGACTCATTCAATGGACCACAGTTGGTAGATATAAGAACCTAGGATTCTTTGCCAGCAAGTATGGTTGTAATCCCAGCACTATTGAGTGCCAAACAAGGTTCCTCATCAATGAGGTTCATTTCCAGAAGGTTCTTCCTGAGTTCCAGAACGAAGGTTATGCTATTCATCAGTATATGGCTCCCGCTTTCTATTGGTTAGGTTGGGGAATCAAAGGTGACAGAGAGTCATTTAGTCACCAGTACCACGCAAAACTGGTTCAGGCTTGACATCACCAACCAATCGTGTATAATAAAGGAGTCGGACAACCGACTGCGGTGACCCCCTTGGTGGTTCAGGGTTAGCGGCGATAGGAACCACCTTTAGGGTCAGTAGCTCAGCTGGATAGAGCAACTGCCTTCTAAGCAGTCGGTCACAGGTTCGAGTCCTGTCTGACCCGTTTCCAAAGTGTCACACGGTTCTTCCGTAACCTTTGGATCTATTCTATACTATTCATAGTTAAACAAACATTATGTCTCTTGATTTGAACCAAGTGGTTCCCAGTGTTGTACGAAGTGCAGCAGTTGCAGTTGTGGCACTTCCCTTGGCACTCTCTGTCAGTGGAACACTTAACGCTGGGTCGTCATTCCTTCGAGCACAAGCTGATGTAGCAAGTTCTGAGAACCGTTCAACGGTCACTAAGAATGATGTAAAAGCAGAACTCACTGAACCCTGTCTCAACTATCTTCTCTCTAAGAATGATAGTAAGGCAGAACGTTCAGCTAAGGATTCACTTGATGAGTACTTTGGTGGTGAGATGAACTACAGTGAAGTATGTAAGTGGGTTTATTCCTGACCCATTGGCCCTTCGGGGCCTTTCTGCGGGATTAGTTTAGAGGCAAAACTAAAGGTTTCCAACCTTTCGTCATCGGTTCGATTCCGATATCCCGCTCTTCAATCCTCTATAGATCAGTTGGTAGAGCAGGTGACTGTTAATCACCCTGTCCCTGG